GGGATCGCGAAGAGGCCAGCCGCAAGGGGCGGGTGCCGCTTTCTGATGCTGAGTGCAAAGCCCTGTCCGAAGCTGACAGAGACACTCCCGCCGGAGCCTTTTTCGAGATGGGCAAGAACCAGCGCTGGATTGTCTGGCTCAACGATCGTTGGCGCGACAGCGCGCGTCTTGCACCACGGATCGCCCAATGACCCTCGCCGAAAAACACGCTCAGTATCTGGAAGCAGAAGCCGACAAGCGGAAGGGCCGTCGCGAGATCGCGCGGATTTTGCGCGTGATGGCGAGTAATATCAGGGCTGGGTTGGACCGGCCTGTAACGGAGGAGAAGTAGGATGGAGAAAATGTTCGAGCTGAAGGACGGGAAGTTCACAGCGCGCGGGCCGGCGGTATTGCTGTTCGCTCCGGTCCTGATGATCATTGCCGCGATTGGCTTGGTTTTTGCGGTAGTCCTGATCGGTGTCGCTGGCCTGCTGTCGGTAGTCAGCCGCGTGGCGCAATGGGCCTATGGCCTCGGAAAGCGTTCCGCATGACCATCACAGGAGAGGGGGAGCGCGGGATGCTGGAGCGCCTTTGCTGGAAATTTCTTGAAACGCTTGAGGTAGGCGGCGGGATTGCCCGCGCAATCGATGGCGACCTTTCACGCTGCGAGATTGACGCAGGCCTGTTCGACATGCGGGAAGTTGTCCGCGCCATCCTGAACGAGCTGAAGGAGCCAAGCGAGGGGATGAAGAAAGCTGTTACCGGCATAGTCTGGGAAAATGCAGCAGAAGACCCCGTCGCCGAAATGAGCGGCCATATCTTCACCGCCATGATCAACGCCATCCTGAGTGAAGGGGAGAATTGACGATGGGGCGGGGGCGCGCAAAGCAACGCAAGGTAACGCGTATCGAGGTTGTGGACGCCACCCCTGAGCGCATCCGCATGGACGAGAGCGAATTCATCAATCCTGCGGAGATTGACAGCTCGGAACAAAATATCGGGCTGACGCGGCGATTCAAGGGCGGGACACGATTGGACCGCTTGGCGCTCAACGGTCATCTGACTGAATTCCAATGGCAGGCCGGGGACTGGTATCGCGATACACATCACCGCTGTTCGTTCGCGTTGAGCGTGGTGGCGAAGTACGGCGAGCAAACCAGCAAGAGCGAGATTTCATATGGATTGCCAGCAACTGAGGCCCAGGCTCGCGCCCGCAGCCTGATCCGTGAGGCGCGGACGCAATGGCCATCCAATATGCAGGGCTACATGGATCGATTCATCATCCACGACGAGCTTCCCCGTTACGGCGGAAACCAGTACCATCGCTCGATGAAGGACATCGCTGGCGCGCTTCAAAAGCTCTCGAACTGGTTGCGTGGTGAAACCTACTTGACAGGCGGACGCAAATGACCGATCAAATCAATATTGGTTCGAGGTGCGCCCGATGAGCGCCAAGGTAATCGCTTTCGAGGCCGTGTCGAGGTTTCTAGAAAATCCTCCAGTTAATCCAACGTGCGATGAGGTGCTTCGTCATTGGGCGACGATCTTTGATCAGGTTGTGGCTGAACCTTGTCCTGACATCTCACCCGAGCGCGCCGCGCAGATGATGGAAGAGACGGTAAACTCTGAGACGCTTCGCGAAAAGCTAATTTATTTTGGCGTCAAGCCATGAGCGCTGATATGGTTACGGTTAACTCGACAGGGGTGATCCACCTCCTTATTCTTGTTTCGCTTTGTTCCATGATCGCCGGCTTTATGGTCGCATGGAATATCAGAGGCAAAAAATGAGCGCTGACACCGATCTTCGTGATGCGCTGATCGAGAGATGGCGGCATAATCCGAACCGATGGATTGTGCTGGACCAGCAAGATTTGGAATCACTCGCCGACATCGCCCTGGCCGTCATCAAGGACTGGACGGCTGAGGAGCCATACGCGCGACCGCGCAAGGCGAACGAGCCTGATAGTTTTTGGTATTGGCGAAAGTGGGGTCTTGGCACGCGCGCTACATGCGTGTTGCTTCGCGCAGATATTCCTGATTTGGAACGATTGAAAACGGCCTATCCCGTTATTGACTGGTCACACCAGCCTAATTGTGGTCCAAAAACCGTGGCAGAGATAGCGAACTTCGTAGCTTCTCAGTTTTAACCCCATCCGCCCCGCGCGGACCCGTCACAACAGCGCCGCCTTTTCACTCTCCCACCCAGGGCAGAGCGCGGATTGTGACGGGCTTTCATTTGGAGATAGCTCGTGGCCCTGGAAATCAGTTACTACGGCGGTGCTGACGCCATCACCCGCATGATTTACGGCTCGCATGTCGGTGCACAGTCCTGGACGCTTACCTCCAGTTCGGTAGCGTCGGCCATATCGCCTGCGGGCGCCGCCTTGGCCCGCGTCCGCGCCGGAGAGAATTGCCGTTTTTTGAAGAACACAGACGGCACGAACTCCGGGTCCATGGCGGTTACCTCGACCACCGGGCAGTATCTGGCTGCGGGTGACACAATTGATGTGTTCGTCAAGCCATCAACCTATTTCGCCGCGATGACGGTATAACCAGCGTTCATTAATTTGAGCGCCTGAACGGCCCACCGCCTAGCGGAGCCGGGGAGGTGGCTTATGGCTGAAGAGCCTAAACTACGTCAGAATAGGGGCAATGCAGGCAAAGGCCGCCCCAAAGGCGTTCCTAACAAAACCAACGCGGCGTTGAAAGATATGATCCTCAACGCTCTATCGAAGGTTGGTGGCGAGGACTACCTGGCCAAACAGGCAACCGACAACCCTGCGTCGTTTTTGACACTGGTTGGCAAGGTGCTACCGATGCAGTTGACCGGCGAGAACGGCGGCGGCCTGACGATCAACATCAACAAGCCGTGACAGTTATCAATCTCCCGCATCAGTGGGAGCCAAGGGATTACCAGTTACCACTCTGGCGGTACATGCACAGCGGCGGCACGCGCGCCATCGCGATATGGCCACGCAGGCACGGCAAGGATGATCTGGCGCTGCATTACACGGCCTGCGCGGCGCATGAGCGGGTTGGGGTGTATTGGCATCTGCTTCCGCAGCAGAACCAGGCGCGCAAGGCGATATGGGATGCGGTCAATCCGCACACGGGCAGGCGGCGTATCGATGATGCGTTTCCGAAGGAGTTGCGGGACACGACGCGGGAGCAGGACATGCTCATCCGCTTCAAGTCCGGATCGTCATGGCAGGTAATAGGATCTGATAATTACGACGCCCTAGTCGGCACGCCACCGATCGGGGTCGTCTTCTCGGAATGGGCGCTCAGTAATCCGCATGCATGGTCGCTGATCCGCCCGATTCTGGCAGAGAATGGTGGGTGGGCGATCTTCATCACCACACCGCGCGGGCGCAATCACGCCTATCGCATGTTCGAGATGGGCAAGGCCGGCAATGAATGGTTCGCCGAGCGCCTGATAGCGACGGAAACGGGGGTGTTCTCGCAAACGACGCTGGATAACGAGCGTCGCGAATTGATGATCGAGCGCGGTGACGAGGACGGTGAGGCGATTTACCAGCAGGAATATATGACCAGCTTCAGCGCTGGCCTGCCTGGGGCCTATTACGCGAAGACGATCGACAAGTTGGAAGGCGAGGGCCGGATAACGTCGGTCCCGTACAATCCCCAGTTTCAGGTTCATACAGCGTGGGATCTGGGCAGGAATGACCAGACAGCGATCTGGTTCATGCAGCGCCACGGCACGGGTTGGGCGGTCATTGACTATCTCGCCAACACCAGCGTGGGGATCGACTGGTACGTCAAAGAGGTGCGGGCCAAGCCGTACAATTATGGCGAGCATCTTATGCCGCATGACGCGGAGAATGAGCAGCTCGTCAGTGCCACGGGGTCGATCGCCGACACCGCTGAATCGATGGGTTTGAAGGGCATAAGGGTCGTTCCCCGAACGGCCAGTGTCGCGAACGATATTAACGAAGTCCGGCAGATTTTGCCGCTGTGCTGGTTCGACAAGGAAAAGACCGAGAAGGGCGTTGACGCGCTCCGGTCCTATCGGAGGGTGTGGGATGAAAAGCTTCATGCTTATCAGGACCGTCCGCTCCACGACTGGGCCAGCGATCCTGCGGACGCATTCCGTACGTTCGCTGTTGGCAAACCAGTCGACCGACAGGCGCCGGTCAAGATCAATTATCCGAGGCGGGCGACAGTTTGACTGATCGTCTCACCAACGACGAGTTGGCCATCATCCTTGCGGAAGACGAGCGAAGGGCAATCAGTTACCGCGACAGCTCGCTTGCGGACGATCAGGAGGCGGCTCTCAAATTCTACGAAGCTGAACCGTTTGGCGACGAGGAAGAGGGGCGGTCCCAGATCGTCGTTCCTGTCGTACAGGAAGTCTGCGACTACATGTCGATCGCGGTTCTGCGGACGATGGTGTCGGGCGACAGGGTTGTCGAGTTCGAGGCTCGCGAAGAGGATCAGGAAGATGAGGCCGCCGAAGCAACCGAGGCCGTCAACCTCACATTCCTTCGCCATCAAGACGGCTACAAGGTTCTTCATGACTGGCTGAAGGCGGGGCTGGTCGAGAAGATATGCGCAGTCAAGACGGCGTGCATTGAAGAGGACAAGACGGAGCGGACGCCTATGGAGGGCGTTCCCGAGGAATATATCGGAGCCCTTGAGGAAGCGACTGACGGCAAGATCGTGCAGTCCACCCAGAACGAGGACGGCACATTCTCACTGGTCCTTGAGCGCGCGAAGAAGGTCAAGAAGTACGTCGACATCCCTATCCCGAATGAGGAGTTGCTGTTCGGGACGCGAACTCGGCATGAGGATGAGGCGCATTACATCGCTCACCGATCGCGCAAGACCGCGTCTGATCTTGTTGAAATGGGCTTTGATCGCAAGACGGTCGAAGACTTGCCCGGCAACGATGAATCAATGCTCGACGGCCGCGAGGCGGAACGCTGGGATGATGAGACGCTGCATGATGACGACAGTACCGTCCCCGGAATGCGCGAGTATATCCTCCGCGAGGAATATCGCCGGGTCGACATGGATGGCGATGGCAGGGCTGAACTGGTCAAGGCATTCCGGGTAGGCCGTACCGTTCTCGAATGGGAGGAAGTGGACGAAAATCCGTTCGTCGTGTTCTGTCCGTTCCCGAGGCCGCACAGGATGGTCGGCAACTCTCTGGCCGATAAGGTCATGGACTTGCAGCGGGTTCGCTCAGTGCTGCTTAGGCAGGCGCTGGACGGCACCTACATGACCAACGCGCCGCGCATGTTCGTCAATGAGACGATGATGGGCGATAATACCATCGATGACCTGTTGACGGTTATCCCTGGCGGTATCGTGAGGGGCAAGGAAAAGCCCGAGCCGCTTTACAATCCGTTCGACCCGTCGAAGTCGATGGCGCTCATGGAATTACTGGTGGGCGAGCAGGAATCGCGCACTGGTATTACCCGGCTCAACCAGGGGCTGGATGCAGACGCGCTGAACAAGACGGCAACCGGCACGGCGTTGATGCAGGCGCAGGGCCAGCAGATGGAGGAGTTCGTCGCCCGCAACTTCGCGGAGGCGTTCTCCCGCCTGCTGATGAAGAAGCTGCGGCTCATGATCGCCAATGGCGACCCGATGATGATCAAACTCGACGGCAAAGCCAAGCAGGTTGACCCGTCGCGCTGGTCCGGCGATCTGGATGTCTCGATCCGGGTGGGGCTGGGCTCTGGCAAGAAAGAGCAGCGTCTGGCCTATCGTCAGATGGTGCTGGAGATCCAGCAGGCCGGCCATCAGATGGGGTTGGTGTCCGACAAGCAGCTTTACAACAATGGTGCTGGCATCGTTCGCGACAGCGCGCTTGGCAATCCGCTGGATTACTTCACCGATCCTGAAAGTGAAGAGGGCAAGGCGCTCAAGGCGAATATGCCGCAGCCACCCCCTGATCCCGCTGTGCAGAAAGTGCAGTCCGACATTCAGGCGACGGAAGCTAAGACGCAGATGCAGGCGATGCAGATGCAGGCTGACCATGAGCGCAAGGGCATGGAGCTTCAGCAGTCCCAGGATGAGGCTGCGGCCAAGATCCAGTTGATGCGCGAAGAGGCGTCGGCAAAGCTGCAGCTTGAGCGTGAGCGAGCGGCGTTTGAGGCCGATCTGGCTCAACAGCAGGCTGACAGGGAGTTTGAACTGGCGCAGCAGAATGCTGAGCGTGATTTCATGCTGCGGAGCCAGCAGGCCGAGCGCGATCATGAACTGGCGATCAAGAAGCAGGACGCGCTGCCGAAGAACAGGCCAGGCGGGGAGTTGGATAAATGAGCCGTTATACCAAGCGCCCGCGAGCATGGGTGAGCGACCCTCTTTACAATGAAGACGCAGCCCTTGTCCCCGACCTCACGGTTGATGAGCATGTCTCGAAATTCACCGGCCTGCTTGATGCTGACGGCGATGAGATCTGGAAAGACCCTCGCCCCGTTGGCTTTGGCCGGGATGATGAGTGGTGACCGAAGACCCCATCCACCGCGCTAACCGCTGGAAGCCATTCTACGCTGAAGAAGGCGGGTTGAAAGACATCCTCGCCTACATCGGCGAAACCTATCTCAAACGTATGTCGCAGGTTGAGCCTTGGGAAACCGAGAAGCTCGCTAAATTGGCGATGGCGAACAAGATCGTGCAGCAGGTCGACGCGATGGTTCAGGCAATCATCAATGACGGCAAGGTCGAAGAGCACGCCCAGAAACGCGTGAAGCAGATCGAATCCATTCCGCACGCACGCCGGAAGTTCATTTAACACCCGAAAGGTAAGCTATGACTGCCCATCCGAGCGAAAGCGCGGAAGCTGTCGACGCACCTGCTGAAAACAGCAATCCCGTCGCAGATTTCGAAAAATATCTCGATGAAGTCGGCGAGGATGAGGACGAAGGGCCTTCGTCCGATGACGAATCCGAAGATGTGGACGATCCCGATGAGGGGGAAGACACAACCGACGATACTGACGATGAGGACGAACCGGAAGCCCCGGCCATCGAACCCCCTGTCAGTCTCACCAAGGAGCAGAAAGCAGCTTTCGCGCAGCTTCCGCCCGACCTGCAGAAGGTGTGGGCAGAGACAGAGGCCCAGCGCAATCGTGAGGTGCAGCTCCGCACAACCGAAGCCGCCGAGGCCAAGCGTAACGCACAGGCTGACGCGCAACGGGAATTGTCCGCCATCCAGAAGCAATATGCTGATGAACTGGCGGAATATGCCAAGGTGTTCGAACCGCAGGAGCCGGATTATTCGCTGATCGCGACTGACCCGCAGGCTTTTGCTGAACAAGTGGCGCTACAGAAGCAGATGGCTGCCCATCGTGAATACCTCACGAAGCAGTCAGCCGACGCGCGCCAGCAGGCCGAAGCGAACGAGCAAGCCATCCTCGCGCAGCAACATGCGCAGGAACTGCAGATTCTTCGCCGAGAAATCCCAGAACTGAGCGACCCTGAAAAGGGCGGGAAGTTGATGGCGGATCTCGGTAATATTGGCCGCGAGCTTGGGTATCCGGATGAGCTTCTCGCGCAGGCGAGCGCGTCAGACATTCTGGCGTTGAAAAAGGCGTCCGACTGGAAATCCAAAGCCGCAAAATACGACGCCTGGCAAGCGCGTCGCATGGAAGCCGTCCGCAACGCAAAGGGCAAACCCAAGGTGATGAAGCCGAACGGAGCCGAAACGCGCGCGGAGCAGGGGCCACGGCGCACCGAAGCCGCATGGCAGCGAGCGAAGCAGACCCGTTCTGCCGATGATTTCGCTGACTACCTCACGAAAGCCGGGATTCTCTAGTCTCAAGCAACAGGAAATCGAAATGACTGTACCTTCAGCAACCGTGCAGGCGGTCGCTCGCGTCGGCGTGCGCGAGGATCTTTCTGACAAGATCGCGTCGCTCTATCCGAACGATGCACCCTTCTGCAAAGCCATCGGCAAAGGCTCGGCGAAGTCGACCTACACCGAATGGCAGACCGACTCGCTCACCGCCGCGAACGCGACGAATGCAGCGATTCAGGGTGATGATCTCGCCAACGCGACCCGCGCGAATACCGTTCGCGTCGGCACGTACACGCAGATCATGACCAAGGTCGTCGGCACCTCGACCACCGTTGAAGCGGTCGACAAGGCTGGCCGCAAGTCGGAAATGGCCAAGGAAATCATGAAGTCTGGCAAGGAGCTCCAGACCGACAAGGAAAAGCGGTTCGTTGGCAATTACGCCTCCGTCGCCCCCCTTGCCGGTACGGCTGGCCAGACCGCTGGCGCCTTGGCGTGGTTGACCACCAACACCTCGCTTGCCGGTGCCGGTTCTCCGGCCAATGGCGGGTTCTCGGCGGGCATCGTCGCGGCTGCCACCAACGGCACCGCCCGGTCCTATACCGAGGCGCTGCTCAAGACCGTTCTAGCGAGCGTCTGGACGGCTGGCGGCAATCCGACGATGGTCATCACATCGATCGGCCAGAAGCAGACGGCGGCGGCGTTCGCTGGCCTTGCGACTGCGCGGCGTGAGTCCGGCGACAAGCGCCTGACGATCGTGGCCGGTGCCGATTACTACGTCTCGGACGTGGGTGAGGTGCAGTTCGTGCCCGACCGCTTCGCATCGACCCGCGATGCCCTGATCGTTGATCCGGAATATTGGGAAGAGGCTGTTCTCGACCCGCTTCAGGTCAAGGACATGGCTGTCACCGGACTTGCCACGCGCAAGATGATGTGGACGGAAACCGCGCTTAAGTGCCTCAACGAGGCCGCGTCGGGCGTGGTTCGCGATCTCAGCTAAGTCTCCTCTCCCTTGGCTGACTGACTGGGGGCTGGCGTCCGCGCTGGCCCCTTTTCTTTGGAGGTTCGTATGACCACGAAAAAGAAAGAGCAGCATCTCGTTGCTGTCGAATGCACGATGGACGTGACCTTCCTGAGGGATGGGCGCCGTCTTCAGGCCGGCCAAAGCACATCCATCCCCGAAGACGAGGCTGTTGAGCTTGAGGTTCAGGAGCGCGTGAAGCGTGTCTGACTGGGATCTGGTCGACCACATACCCGAACAGGGCGTGAAGGTCTTCCACGGCTATGACGAGGCTACGGACAGCGTTCTGGTCAAACACGAGTTCGACGGCGCGGCGACCAATGCGGTTCTTGACCGTAACAAGGCGGTGGTGGCCGACAGTTGGAACAAGCGCGAGGACATGTGGCACGCGGCCCATATCCCGATCGCGGTCCAGTTCGAGTGGATCACCAAATACGGTGTGGACTGCTGGAACCCGGCACATGTCGATGGCGTGAACCGCCTGCTCAATTCGAATGAATATCGCCACTGCCGCGTCCGGCATTTCATTATTTAGGGGGTGGGTGAATGGCTATTGCGCTCCCTATCCCGTCAATTTCCAATGATATCACCACCTATGACGGGCTGATCGCCGCCTTGCAGGCATGGCTTCAGGACTCATCGTTTGAGACAACAGCGCCGCAACTGATCTTTCTGGCCGAGGCATATCTCAAGCGCGAGGTTCGCGACCAGAAGCGCGAGGGTACGGCGTCACTGACCGGAAGCGCATCCATCGTGCTTCCATCTGATTTTGCGGCGTTGCGCTCGGCCTGGCTGGACACGGCTCCGCGCCAGATACTTCTGCCGACCTCGCCGAATGTCGCGAACGAATGGTATTCATCGCCAGGCCGTCCTCGTCATTACCAGATCATCGGCGACATGATGGCGCTCTCACCTGCGCCTGACGCCACCTACACGGTCAACATTGTTTACGAACGCAAGTTCAGGAACCTGTTCCCCGACAACCAATCAAATTGGCTGAGCGAAGAGCACCCCGACGTTTATTTGTGGGCGTGCCTGATTCAGTGCGAAATGTTCGGCTGGAACGATGAACGCGTGCCGTTGCTCAAGTCAGCGCTGGATGAGGCGATAGCGAGCGTCAACGCGCAGGCTCAGCGACATAAGTTCGGCCCCGGCCTTGCCATGCGGTCGCCTGTTGCCGGTTTCTGTTGATGTTCACTTACGGCGAATACCGCCCCGACATTGCGCCGCATGCCACAGACACGATGGTCATGGTCAAGAACGCCTACGCGTCAGCCAATGGCTACCGGCCCGTAAAAGGCCCTTCGGAGATCGCTCCTGCATTGGGCGGGCTGTTCAAGGGCGGCGGGTCGTTTGTTGCGTCGGACAATACGCCCCGGCTGATAGCAGGGGATCAGACCGACCTCTATTCCTTTGCGCTGGGAGTGTGGGCGAGCAAGAGCGGTTCGCTCACGGTCAACAGCTTCTGGCAGTTCGCGCAGTTCGGGGACGATGTGATCTGCGTCAACGGCGGCGCTCCGGTGGATTACGATCTGCTCACCAATACGGCGGGCAACCTCGCCGGGTCTCCACCCACAGCTGACCTCGTGGCGATCGTCGGCGATTTTGTCGTGCTTGGGCGGGTCGACGGTGATGTCAATTCGGTTGCGTGGTGCGACCTCGGGGACGCAGAGAACTGGACGACCGGCCAATCCGGGGTTCAGCCGCGTTATCAGGGCGGCAAGATTATGGGCGTACTCGGGGGCGAGTATGGCCTGGTCCTTCAGCGATTTGCTATTACCCGGATGACATACACGGGCGATCCAACAAATCCGTTTCAATTTGATACTATTTCCACCAACTACGGCTGTGCTGCGGAAAGGTCGGTCGCCCAAGCCGGGGACATGGGGTTCTTTTGGTCGGACAGGGGGTTCGTCCAGATCCAGGCCGGTCAGATTACGCCGATCGGCTCCGAAAAGGTCGATCAGACATTTCGTAATGCTCATTCGCTGACCGACATGCGTGATATGTCGGCTTGCGTGGACCCGGAGCGGACGCTGGTGCTCTGGGTCATGCCGGGAAGGGTCTATTGCTACAACTGGTCGCTACAACGCTGGACGATCTGGGAATTGTCGGTCGCGGCGGCTTTTGCTTCGTTCTCCGAGAATGTGACGCTTGAACAACTCGATACGCTTTACGGCAATCTCGACGCCATTCCTTATTCGCTGGACGATCCAAGGTTCCGGGGTGGTGATCCACGGGTAACGATAGTCGGCTTCGATGGCGCGTTTTCGGTGCTCAAGGGCAATAATCTTGAGGCGACGTTCACGCTTCCGATGCTTGAGCCGGTGCCGGGTCGTCAGGCGCGTCTGAACAGGGCCCGACCCGTAGGGGATGCGACGACTGGGATAACGCTGGAACTGATCCATCTGAACCGGCTTGGCGATAGCGGACTGATCACGACCTACACCGAATTGAGAGCGAACGGCGACATGCCGGTCAGGATTGCCGCGAGATATATCCAGCCGACAGTGAAGATCGCGGCGGGGAATTTCTGGAGTTTCCAATTGGGGCTTGATCTTCCAGGTATCGCGGCGGGCGGGCGGCAGTGAAACGGCATGACATCCGGCGCGACCGCAAGGTTGCTGCAAACCTCACCCGCGCAATGCGGGCTATTATGGCGGACATTAAAGCCAAGTTTGCCTTGATTGACAAGGCGATAGGCGAATCATGATCCCGCTTGTCCCGGTCGATAATATACCGGGCTGGCCGCGCAAGGTTGCCAATGCGATCAATGCGCTGATCCGGGGGGCTGTGCAGAGGGATGGGCAAGATATCTACATTGCTTCGGCTATTAGCAATCCGCCGACGCAGGCACAGGTGCAGGCGATAGCGGACGCGCTGGAAGCGGTTTCCAACCGACTGAAATGAAGATCGGCACATTGCTGGACCCGGAGAGCCACCCTCTCTGGGACGGTATTCTCGCGCTTCTGGAAATGGCGGCGGCAAGGTTCGGCTGCGCCGCGTGGGAGCCTGACGAAACGGTCTGGGTCGCGATCGACGGCACGCAAATCATCGCGGCCGCAACGACGCGGCTACTTGAGAATGGCGATGCTGAACTGGTGAACGTCGGCGGCATTCGCGCACGGGAATGGATTGTCCCGTGGGAGACCATGATTTGCGAGTGGGCGAGGCTCAACGGGGCGAGGCGGATCATTTCCGGCGGCGACAGCGGCTCTCGCAAGGGCTGGTGGCGCTGGGTCAGGCCGTTGGGCTGGACGAAGCAGGCGGATCGGAACATCTATGAGAAGGTTCTGTAATGGGCAGTAAATCAAAGACGGGCTCTGCCCAGAAATGGGCTCAGCCTTATGCCATTGCCGGGGCTGGCGAGGCGCAGTCTGTCTATCGGCAGAACCAACCCACGCAGCAGAAGATCACCGACAGCATTCAGTCGCTTATCCCCGGCCTGACGGACAGATTCAAGGCAGGTGATCCGAACGTCGATGCGGCGCAGGGCTACAGCCAGGACGTACTCGGCGGGAAGTATCTCGGTGCCAATCCGCAGGTATCGGCCTATGGAGGCTTTTCGGCGAACCCCAATATTGCGCCGAATGGCTATCTGGAAGACATCATCGGCCAGACCAACAGCGATGTAACGAACGCCACCAAGGGCGCCTTCGGGTCGCGCGGCAGTTTCGGCGGCACGGCATACATCAGGTCTCTGTCCGACAGCCTTGCGAAGAACGAAAACAACCTGCGTTACAATGATTTCAATACCACCCGCGATCTCAAGGTTGCGGATTTCAACCGGCTTCAAGAGGCAGGGTATAACGATTTCAACACACAGCGCGGCCTCAATGCGGCTAATTACGCCACAGAGCGCAATAACCAGCAACAGGCGATGGGCGCGGCTCCTGGTCTGGCCGATGCAGGATATACCGGTCTTGCCGAACTTCTTCAGGCTGCTGGTGTCGGCGCTGCGCTGCCTTACGAAGGTCTCGGCGCTTACACTGGCGCGCTCGGCACGCTGTTCAACGGTGGAACGCAGAAGGGCGGTATAGGAGAGGTTCTTCAGGGCATCGGCTCGATTGGGTCGGCGGCCGCCAAGTTCTCCGATCGTCGCCTTAAAACAGGCATCCGCAAGATCGGCGAATTCGCGGACAAACTTGGGATCTACGTCTGGACCTATATCTGGGGCGGCGGCGAACATATCGGCGTCATGGCCGACGAAATCGAGCGCCTGCGTCCATGGGCGCTTGGCCCGACCGTCTCTGGCTACCAGACCGTCAATTATGAGGCATTGTGATGGCAATGTTCGGTAATCGTGAGCCGCTAAACTTCGGACGCGCTCCAAGCGACGATCTTTACGGCACCCAACCTATAGGGTTGGATCAGATCCTCCAAGGGCAAATCCCAGCCGATCCGCGCATTGCTCAGACCACAAAACCCGACTTCTTCGGTAAAGGTGGAGATTGGACAAAGGTTCTTGGGACGCTAGGCGATGCACTGCAAATCGCTGGCGGCGGCAGAGCGACTTATGCGCCAGCCATTCAGCAGGAGGTCGATCAGCAGCGGCAGCGCCAGCAGGAGCTTCAGAATTATCAGATGCAGCGCCGCGACAAATTGTCCGATATGCTCGCTGAACTCCAGTACAAGCGCGAGAACCCGGAGCTGACGACGCTTCAGCAAAATACCGAATACGCCTATAGCCTGCCAGAGGGTGATCCGCGCCGACAAACGGCAATACAGGGCGTCCAAGGCTACGCAAATTCACCCGAGGTGATGGCCGCGAGGCAGGCCGCGCAAGAGGAACTGGCAAGGCAGCGGTTTGGCTATTCCGCCGCCCTGAAGGGCGTCCCGACTTATTCGGCGACGCATCCATCTGGCGGTGGGAGCAGGGGGCTCACCCCTACTGCACGGGCAAAATACATGGCCGATGCTCAAGCGGCGATAGCGCGCGGCGCTGACCCGGCCAAAGTTCATGCGCGCCTTCAGCAAATCGGGGTTGAGTGATGGGCGCGTTTGACGACCTTATTCCCGGAGGCGGGGGTGGTAGATCCGGCATGTCCGGTGTCGAGAACAAGGAATTGGTTAACGCCCGTGAAGCCAACCAGACTGGCCGCGACGTTTTCCCCGCTCTTGCTGAGACGTATCGTGTCGCAAAGCGCTATCCCGGCGGCATTCCGCAGGCGGTATATGACAAGTCACGTCTCGCTGTCGGCTCAGAGGCTCAGCCGGCGCAGGATTATGACCTGTTCAATGCCATGTCCTCTCGCGCAGGCATCGCGCAGGCTCGGCTGCTGGCGCCGGTCAGCAACACCGATCTACAAACCCTTATTCGCTCCGGCCCAAATCCTCGCCTCCGATTCGAGAATAACCAAAAGCTGATCGGAATGAACTATTCCAATGCGGCGCGGCAGTATTTCGATAATGCTCTCAAGCAGCGCTTCGCGGCAAAGGCTGGCGGTACGAATGTCCCTCTGAACGGCAAATCCTATGCGGAGGTATTGGCTGATGCCATGCGCCGCCCCGAGGTGCGCAATCTCGTCACCCCGCCATGGACCCGGAAGGGAGCCGCTCCCAAAAAGGGCGACCGCAATGGAGATGGCATTGTCGACTTCAACGATCTGAAGGACTGACGATGGACGTTCGCCTTCCTGACGGTCGCATCATCAAGAATGTGCCGCCGGGGACAACGCGCTCGCAGTTGGCGGCCAAACTTGAGCGGAACGGCATTTCCGTTCCCCATACTGGCGTAAAGGGCACGGGAACGTATGATCTCCCTGCCCCCAAGTCGGATCTTGCCAGTTCTTATCTGAGTGGCGGGATGCTTGGCGGACTGGACGAGGTCGCGGGCGCCGCTGGTGCAGTTGCCGACGCCATTCGCTCACCATTCAGTGATCAAGTCGATTTCAATCCAAGTAAGTCCTATGCCGCGTGGCGCGACCGGGCCAATCAGGGCGAAAAGGCCACAACAGCGGCACACCCGATCGCATCGCGCGCTTTGGGTGTCGCGGGTGCCTTGGGCAATGTCCCGGTCAAGGCAATCAAGGCCACAACGCTCGGAAAATCCGTGATCAAAGGCGCTGGGATCGGGGGGGCGACTGGCGCCGCAGCGGGCTTCCTGTCGGGAGATGGGCTGGATAACCGGATTAGCGGCGCGGAATGGGGGCTGGGAATCGGAGCGCCACTCGGCGCACTCGCCCCTCTCATCCTACCACCACTTATCAACGGCGCATCTAGCGCTGCGGGAGCGGTCAAAAATGCCTACAACCGATTGCTCGGAGCGCCGGTCAAAACCGCTGCGCAAAGGGCTGAAGGGCTGGGTCGCAAAGTCGTTGCCAAGGCCATGGTGGATGATGCGGTCACTCCTCTGGCTGCTGGCAAGGCGCTTGATGAAGCGCGTGGTCGCGGCGTTCCTTTAGCCCTTGGTGATATGGGCGATAATCTTCGCGGGCTTGCCGGATCACTGTCCCGCAAGCCCGGCGCGTCTCGCCGGTTGGTTCAGGCGATGGTGGACGAGCGGCAGGCCGGTCAGGTTGATCGCGTGCGTGGAGCGGTGGAGCGGGATCTTGGCCCCATTGCCAACCCATATCGTCAGTCGGACGTGATCATGAACCGCGCTAAGATGGTCGCTGGCCCGCTTTATAAAAAGGCATACGCCAATCCACCTATCAATAGCCCGGAAATTGAAAGTCTGCTTTCCACACCGGCTGGTCGCAAGGCATTGAACCGCGCGCAGGTCATTGCGGCCAATGAGCGCCGCGATCCTACCGCGCTGGGTTTCGCGCTCGATGATCAGGGCAACGTCGTGCTAAATCCGACGCTTACAACCTCAGAGGACGAGGCTGGCAATTTGCTTTTGGGACAATCCCCGGAACAGGTAAGGTCTTTTTCACCCCAAACGCTGGACTATGTGAAGCGCGGACTGGACGATGTCGTTGAGGCCAACCGGGATAAGGTATCACGTCGGCTCATATTGGACGAAGCGGGCCGTGCTGAAAATATGGTACGCGGACAGTTCAGGGAAGAAGTGAAGCGACTCAATCCTGATTATGGGGCCGCACTTAATGCCTATGCAGGGCCAGCATCAGCCAAGCAGGCGATGGAAACTGGCCGCAAGGCGCTGAACTATTCGGATCAGGAAATTGAACGCGCCGTTACGAAGCTATCACAGGGCGATCGTCAGCAGTTCGCGCTGGGTTTCCGCACGGCGCTGGCTGATGCGCTTGATCGAAGGGTGGACGGGGCCGACAAAGTCGGCGCGCTTCTCGGCTCCCCACGGAAGAGGAAGGCTCTCGCTCAGGTATTTGGTGGTGAGGAGGGCTTCAATCGCTTCCTGCAAACCATGGCTGACGAGCGACTTGCAAATGAGACTTATCGTGCTGTTCGCACGGGCTCTCCGACAGCGGGCCGCGTGGCCGAAGATGCGAGCACTTCTGACCTACTTGGGCAGTCCGCGCAGGCGGCCTATAACATTGGTAGGGGTAATGTTCCGGGCCTGCTCCGTCAGGGCCTTGGGGCTTTCCAGGATTTCCGACGCTTCGGTGCTGGACAGTCCGCTGAGCGCGCGCGTGAGGAGGCGGCTGCGCTCCTCTCGGAAACTAATCCCGAGGCGTTGCGTAAGAGTCTTCGGGAAGCCTTGCGTAATCAGGCGCTCTACCGCGCTCGCCTCCGCACTGGCCGCAAGGCCGGTGTCGCCGGGGCCGTCGGGGCTGGGCAATTGACCGGTAGTATCTTGGGGCCCGCGCAATGATCTGGTCAAAACAGGTTCCAGCCGATTTTAAAGAGAACGCCCGCCACTACGCATCCTATTGCGAACATGGCGACACGTAACAAAGCCTCGATCCACCACTCCTCAGTCATTCCCCGCACCTAACACACTCCTCAATCTCAACAAAGGCCGTCCTTCGGGGCGGCTTTTCTATTTTCGGGACACTGCCCATGCCGATGAGCAATTGGAGCGCAAATGCTGCCTCCAACGACAACACGCTTGGCGTTTTCATCGGCGAGGGCTGCGACGCCAGTAATCTGAACAACGCCGCGCGCGAGATCATGGCCCAGACCAAGGCCAAGTTCGACAGCACCGACGCGTCCATTACCGCCATCGGCACGCCGCAGCCATTTTCCGCGATCCTTGAGGCCCTTTCAAATGCCGGGGCGGCAGCGGACAGCATTCCGCTTTATACCGGGCCTGGCTCCGCCACCGTCATCCCGGTCACGGCCTTTGCCCGTTCGGTATTCGATGACGCCGATGCAGCGACTGCAAGGGCAACGCTCGGGGCCATTTCCGTCAGTGCCGCGTCGTTCGCCAACCCCGGTTACGTAGCGCTCAACCTGCTTAGCTACGGCCTGTTTTTGGCGCAGTTCGGCAGCGGATCAATCGGCGCCAGCGCGTCGCAGGTTATCACTTTCCCAACCCCGTTCAGCAGTGCCGGATATCCGGTGATTACAGGATCTGCCGCGCTCACCGTGACGGCGGTTTCGACCTCTTCCTTCACCATCAACAACGCAACCGGCGGAACCGTGACGTACCGCTGGCAGGCGCTAGGGCAATAGCATGAAGAAACTTGCCGACACCGTCATCAATACGAACACGGGGCGCCCGATGAAGAATGCCTTGGTTGAGTTGCTGTTCGGCGGAATCGTCACCACGATCTACACCGACAATGCCCAAGGTGGCGCCGCGCTCGGCATGTATACCAATGGCAACGGTCTGTACGAATTCTACGCGCCAGATGGGGCCTATACGCTGCGGATCAGTTACGGCGGCGAGATCATTACCATTACCGATATCGAGATCTACGACGACAGCGAGGACCGGGCCAAAACCGCCCGCGCGATCCTTGTTCCAACTGGAGAGGTAGGCCCGACCCTTCCGGCAGCGGCTGATCGAACGGGCAAGTTCCTTGTCGGCGTCGCCGGGGGTGGGATCGGCGTTGCATCAGGGACCGGAGCTGATGCGAACCTGCGGAACGACCTTTCAGCGACCAACGGTTCCGCACTCGTTGAATATGACGGGTCCACGGTCAAGGCCGCGCTGGATAGCATAGCTGCTGTTCGCGCCGGGAAGTCTTTCATCACGCAGGGTTCGGCGGTCGGCGGAACGGGTGCCCAGGTCGAGATCGCCTATGACGATGCGTTCGTCATGCCAGCAACCGGCATCGTCAAATTCACCGCGGTCATGACGTGTGGCCCCTCGGGGGCTGGCGCGGCATGGAATACGCATTTCCGGGTCGATGGCGCTGGATTGATCGGCATTCGCGGGTTCGAGGCGAGCGCAAGCATCGTGAATTTCACGAACATTGCCTACGCGACCGTAACGGCCGGGACGCATCGCATCTCGCTCTACTGGTTCGGCGGCAACGGCCTGATCGGGGTGGGCGGCACTGAAAAAGCTATTCTGATTGCGGAGGCGATGTGATCTTGCCACCCCTCACCCTCATCCTGAATGGCCGCATCTTGCCGCGCGTCATCCTGTTCAGGCCGGTTCCATGAGCATCGACCTCAACGGCGCCGAGGGCGGGCGGATGGCAGCGGCCTTCGCTACCGGCTGCACGGCGGCATGGGTGTTCGTCCGGAACCTTGTGATGAAGCCCGCAATCAAGTCGTGCCACCAGCGGATCGCGGAGCTGACCGAGGACCGCAACCGCCTCGTCAAGCGCGTCGAGCAACTCGAAACAATCCTGATGACGCGAAGCCCTGGCGATCTGGCAGCGGCGGTGCAGGCGTCCTTGTCTGAAAATCACATCGAAATCGAATTGCTGAAGCGGAAAGTCGAGGGGTAGATATGACCTACGCACCGCTTGGCCCCGTGCGCTTTTTGACCATCCATTGCGCGGCCACCCCGGAAGGACGTCACGTCGACACTGCGACGATCTCACAATGGGATCGGGCGAAATTCGGACAAGCCAGTTACCACAAGGTCATCGAGCTGGACGGCTCTATCCATCAATCCCTTCGCGACGATCAGAAGGGCGCGCACGTCGGCGGCCACAACAGCGGCAATATCGGCGTTTGTTACGTCGGCGGGATGGACGCCGCAATGGCGCACCCCAAGGACACGCGAACACCAGCCCAGAAAGCGGCGCTGCTGACGCTGATCCGCACCTACAAGGGCCGCTATCCAGGCATCAAGATCCTCGGTCACAATGAATGGCCCGGTGTCGTCAAGGCCTGCCCATCGTTCGACGTGGCCGCATGGTTGAAGGAAGTCGGCGAATGAGCTGGAACATCCTTCGCGGTATCGGCGGCGAATTCGAGATTGGCCGCGTTTTGTTGGCCGGTAGCGGGGTCGCGGGCATCTTGACGCCCATTGGCTTCCAGTCATGGGACATGGCCCTGAACGGCGCTCATTTCGACGTTGCGGCGTGGTGTCTGGCCTATCCCGGCGGCCTATCTGCCCTTGCCGGTATTGGCGTCTTTGCGATCGGCAAGAAGGACAAGGGCGTCGCGGAAGCAAAGGCCACACTGAGGGCGGCGGAAGGATGATCCCGACATGGCTTATTGGTGCGGCTTCTGGGTTGGCCTTGCTTGTCGGAACCTTTGTTTTTGGTCGCTCTACCGGGATTGACCACCAGAAAGCTGTGTATGCGAAGGCCGAAGCCAAGGCCGTCGCTGCCATGGAGAAAGGTCGAGCGGCAATCGAAACCGTCTCCGGGCAGCTTGCTACGGCGCAGCGCGACCAATCCTCTCAATTCAGGACAATCTACAATGAGACAACGCGCATCATTGAGCGCCCGGTCTATCATAATGTTTGCGTTGATGGGGATGGGGTGCGGCTGCTCGATAACGCGCGCTCCGCTGCAAACGCCAACTTTCGACGCATCCCTACTGGTGACGCCGCAAGAGCTTCCGGCGATGCCCCGTAACGCAAAGGGCGAGATGGAAGGGCGGGACTGCCTCATGGGACCGCTTGAGCTTTACGTCGTTGCAGGCGCGTTTCGGCAGCAATTAATGGCCCTGATCGCGGCTGAAAAGGCACGAAAGGACGCACGATGAACGGTCTTGGGCTCGGTCTTGGCTCGAAAAGTCAGGGCGGCGGCGGGTCGTCGCCTTCAACCGCAGGCACGCCGATCGGCCTGCTTCTCATTCTAACAAAGGCAAGTTGAGCGATGACTTCGGCAGTATCTTTCCTGTCCTTGGGTCACGACGACCGATCAGGTCAACATATGGGTGGTGTTGATTCCGGCATTGCTCCTGTTGTGTTGCCCACCGACAATTCCCAGGCTCGTAACCTTTGGAATTATCGATCCGGTCAACGGTATGCTTTCTTGTCGGACGTTCGCCCATATCTTCAACGAAGGCCGCAAAAGACGTCGCCCAGCGTTCGCAAACACGGACACCCTTCCCTCCGTAATATGGGTACCCGACATTCTTCGGGTTGTTGCAGCGTGAAATCATCGCGCTGTAATTCTTATATGTCTGCGACCGAGACATTCCATGACGCTCAAGCGGCTTTCCGCCCGCACATCCGCAATTCTTACTTGTCCCATTTTTCAGCGTTTGGGCGGCAACAATTCTCTCTTCGCCGCAATCGCACCGGGCCAAGCAGTGGACACGTCCATATTTCCGGTGGCCGTCGTTCAGGACTGTCCATGTCCCAAACCTCTGTCCCGTCATGGAGGTGTAATTCCATGGTTTATTGTAGTTCGCCATTGCCCGGATTTACCACACTTATGAAAGGTTATCAACCATGAGCGACAATGTGCAGGTCACAGCCGGAACCGGGACTACGATTGCAGCGGATGATGTTGGCGGCGTCCTTTTTCAGCGGGTCAAGCTCGGCCTTGGTGCTGATGGTACTGCGGTTGACGCGGTCGCGGGCGAAGGTGTGTCGGGTACGGCTGTCCAACGCGTCGTGCTGGCGAGCGACGGTGCTGTCACAGGCGGCGTAACCGAAACTGCTCCTGCGACCGACACGGCGTCCTCCGGTCTTAATGGCCGTCTCCAGCGCATCGCCCAGCGGTTGACCAGCCTGATTGCGCTTATTCCCGCTGCGCTCGGTCAGACCACTAAATCCGCATCGATGTCCGTTACGATCGCCAGCGATCAGGGCGAGATCGGCAAGGCCTATAGCGGGATATTCAACGTGAACGCGCCCGCGATGACGCGGCCTGCAAACACGACCGCTTATACCGCACTCGACAGCATTTCCGATAATGCGACGGCGGGGTCAGTGACGGCGAATTCTGTCTCATTGAGCGACACCAACGATGTTCCGATCGACATCGCGGAAATCCTACTTGTCTCGACCGACACCGGGCCGGGAACTGCTGGTATCCAGATCCGGCTGCACGTCTTCAACTCCGATCCAACCGCCAGCACTGGTGTCGTTGGTGGCGACAACGCGGCGTGGTCGAACAAACAAGCGGGTTGGGTAGGCTCGTTCTCCGGCACAATGCGATCATTCTCGGACGGATCGTGCGGCGTCCTCGTGCCCGATGAAGGGTCGCTTCGCATCTGCAACCCGGTTTCCGGGGCAAAGACGCTGTTCTGGCAACTCCAGACCCTCGGAGCTTTCACCCCGAGCGCCAACAGCACGACCTTCACTCCGCGTTTCAAGGGGTTCCAGGGTCGTGTTGCTTGATGGGTCGGTAGGGCGGCGCCTGTTACAAGGGCGCGCGCTCTCAACATGGACCGGGCTACCGCGCGCTGGCAGCCCAACCAAGACGCTTAGCTCTACGTCGGACAGCACCAGCGTTCCGGTAACCCTTGCGCCCCATCGGCGAGGAGACGCGCTGATTGTCGCTGTGGCCGGGGATGGCAATCCAGCCCTTACTCACACCGGCTGGACTACCCTTATCGCGTGGGCGAACAGCACAAATAATAACATCTATATCCTGAGGCGCGACACCGACGCCCAAGGTCCGGGGGAGACAGGTCCGACCTTCACCTTCGACGCAGCCCAGCAATATGAGGCGATGGCGTGGTCTGTTCCCGGCGGATCGACCATTACCTTCACCGCGCCCGCTTCGGCCACGAACGGAACATCGACCGCGCCAGATGCGGCCTCCTACTCGCCCGGCAGCACCAAAGATTATCTCTGGATCACGATTTTCTGTGCGGACAACAACACTGGCGTGACGGTTACGGGTACCCCGACCGGTTATTCCGGCCTCGATAATCGCTGGAACGGTAACTCCGGCGGCGTGCTGCTCGGGGCAGGGCACAAGGCCACCACGGGCACGACAACTGAAAATGCGGGTGCATGGGGCCTCAGCGGTTCTGAAACATGGATCGCGGTCACGATCGCGGCGGCGCCTTAAACACCGGGAGAAATTGATGGGCACTATCGCAATTGGCGGGGACGCCTCCCCGCCGACGACCATTCCAGCGCCTACTCCGACTCCAACCCCGACTCCCACGCCTACGCCTACGCCAAGTCCTACGCCAAGTCCTACGCCCACCCCGACGCCAACACCCACTCCAACCCCCACACCTACCCCAACGCCTACCCCGACCTACACACCGTCCCTTGTGATGGGTGACGCGCGAAACGATCAATACGTAATCGCTCGCATTTTCTGAATTTTCCACACAATCTGAAGGAGTAACGCAATGCCAGCAGGCTTTGTGACCATCCCCGTATTGGACGCGGCTGGCATCTCGCGCAGTTTCCGTAAATGGTCCGATTCCGGGGCTGTCGACGGCAATCTTTACGATGTCTATGTCGACCCGAACACCGGCCTCCCGATCAACCCGGCGTCCACGGTTTCCGTTGCTGGTGCTGATGCCCATGACGCGGTCCCGGCGGCCAATCCGTTCGGCCAGGGCGTCCTGGCATCGACAGCTCTCCCGACCGCGGTTGCCAACGGGGACATGGTTCGCCTGATCGGTGACATCTATGGCCGGATGATCGCCATGCCAGCCCTGCGCGAGCAGATCGGCGTCCAATTCACCACAATCTCCAGCACCTCCGAAACCACGATCGTTACTGCCGCATCGGGCATCAAGAACGACCTTGTCGCGCTGCTCATCAGCAACACGCACGCCAGCACGGACGCCAACGTCACGATCAAGGACGGGACCGCCGGAACGACGGTCGGGGTCATTCCCGCGGTTCACGCGCAGCCTCCCGCAGGTTTCACGATCGGCTTTCCGATCCCTGCGGCGGCTGCAAACACCAACTGGACCGCGACGTGCAGCGGTTCGGCCACCGTCAACGTCACCGCCATCTACATCAAGAACAAATGACCGCGCCGACGTTTCGTGCGGGCAGCCCGCAAACGACCATCGATGATACGGATGGAACGACGTTTACGGCCACGCTTCCAACCCATGAGCCGGGTGATTTCCTGTACATCTGGATTGCTGCAGACGGCGAAATAACGATCACGGCCCCCGCCGGATGGACGCAGGTACAGCTCCGCGCGCACCCGACAACCGTTACCGGCGCCTTCTTCAAGAAGGACGTTGCGACGACAGGGTCGACCTCGGGCGGAACTCCGGACAGCAATCCGGTTTTCACGCTCGGAGCAAGCCAGTCTGCCACCTCGCTGGCATGGGCCATTCACGGAACCTCGATCGAGGTTGAATCCACCACCGGGACGAACGGCTCGGCCACCAACGCCGACCCGCCAAGCCTGACATGCTCGACAAGTGCCGATTGGCTGTTCGGCGCGCTCTATGCGGGTGATGGACAAAGTGGGCCGTCCGTTGCCCCCTCGGGCTATTCCAACCTCATCAACAACCAATCCGGGGTATCGACCGGCGCATCGTCAGGCGCGGCCTACAAGAGCACGACGGCCTCCACGGGGGATAATCCCGGAACCTTCACGAACCCGACCGATCAATGGGTCGCGGTCACCGTAGCGTGGCGCGATTCAGCCGCCCCTCCAGCGGCGACCAACCACGCCCCGCGTATCTCCATGATGGGAGTCGGCTAATGCTATTTCGGCACCAGCACTCGCTCCGCCCTCCCGTCAACACGGTCCTGCCGACACTGACAGGCAGCCTCATCAACGCCGAGGTTCTCTCCGGCGCCGATGGCACATGGGATGTTGCTTTTGTCGAAAAGCAATATCGCTGGCTCTCCGCAGTCGCCCCATATGTCAGCTATTCCGCGATCGGCGGGGCAACGTCTTCGACCTTCACCCTGACCGGCACACAGATCAGCGCCAGAATCATCCGAAGCGTCCGCGTTCGCAATGCCGATGGCTGGTCGGATTGGGCCGACAGTGCAGTCTCCGCAATCGTTCAGGACAACCCGACACTCCCCATTGGCATCTCCGGAACTCCGATTACCGGAGCGCTTCAGAACAGCCCCTATTCGTTCACTGTTACCGGGCTTAACGGCACGCCGGGGACCTCCCCGAAATACACCTTTGCGCTGGTCGGAAGCTGGCCAGCCGGGGCAACGATTACCCCCAACGCAGCGGGCGACCAGGCAACGATAAGCGGCCCGTTCGCCGTTCCCGGCTCCTATGGCGGGCTCTCTGTCAGCGTGACCGACAGCGTTGCGTCGTCGGCAAGCCTTGCGAGCTTCAATCTCACGGTCACCTCGAGCAACTACATTAAAATCACCCCTGGAACCGGCTGGACCGGGACCACGGCGGGCGCGACCAATATCGGGTCATCCTCAGGGGTAGGCTACGGCCATCACCCGGGAGTCTGGTGGGCCGCTCCGCAGTGGGATGAACTCACCGGGCAGACGCTCATGGAATTTCTCTGCTTCCATACCGGCGATCAGTCGCGGTGGAACAGCATCCAGAACCCGATGTGGGGGCTGGATTATGTACAGGTCAGCGTCGACAACGGTACATGGGCGACTATCGCGCCGTCGTTCGATCCGGCAAGCAACCGCTGGGCCTATCGGTTCTACATCGACGCCGCTGATTTTCCGAACCGAGTTTACACCACCACCGGGACTATCCTGAACGAGATCCGGGTAAACCCGGTCCCGATCAATGGCGACAGCGTCATAGGACAGGGCACGTCGCAATATGGGCCTTGTGGATACCGTTTCGTCACCAACGCGACCGGCGGTCTTTCATCCACCGTCAAATATGTCGACAGCGTCAATGGCGACGACACGAACAACAACGGAAACGCGGCGGGGACGGCCTACAAGACGATAGCCAAGGCCCAGGCCGTGATCGGCGCCAATCTCGGCGGGTCGCGGATCAAGCTCCGGAACGGCTCCTACAACCTCCCGACCAACGGCTTCAGCAACAACGGACGGTGGGCCATCATCGAGGCCGACACCGGCCAGACCAATGTCATCATTACAGGAGCGTCAGGCTCCGGGATGCCGATGCTCCGGCTTCGCGGCGTCAAATACGGCAGCACCTTCCCGTTCCCGGTTCAAAGCACGGGATCGCTCTGGGTCGACAACTGCATCTGGGATCGCAATCTACTGGCCGGCGGGCAGGATTGGGTGAAGGTTGGTCAGTTCAACGCCACGCAAAACAAATATATCGACGGCATTTTCCCGGTGACCTCGCAGAGCGCCAACATCTTCGTGACCGGTGGAGAGGTTGTAAACTGGCCCAACGGCTTCCCGGTTGGGCGGCTTATCAAGGACCATACCATCACCCGGATCGCGAGCGATGCGTTTCGCGGCGCGCACTGCGTTCTTAATTGTACGGTCGGAACCATCACGGCTGGCAAGATCCAGACCGCTCCCGGAGTGGATCAGGCAGGCGACGGATATCATGCCGACTTCGATCAGCAGTTCGCCACGCCGACCAATCAGGTAACGACAGACTATTCATGGGGATCGTGCTTCTACAACGTCGATTGTACGACGGGGAATGCAGATAGCCAGGGTCCGTTCTATGACGACAACGGG